TGCAAAGAAGATGTTTACTGACAAGGTTGTTCCTATATCAGTAAATTATCCTTTCTTTTTTAAACCGATTCAAGATGGTATGGATCGACCTAAAACAGAATTAGCATATAGAGTACCAGCTTCTAAATTTACTAGAAGAAAGATAGAATCTGGAGAAACTCCTGAAGAATTACAAGGTTTAGATACTACAATTGATTGGAAAAATACAGGAGATAATAGTTATGATGGTGAAAAATTAAAACTATTAGTACATGATGAATCTGGAAAATGGGAAAGACCTAATAATATATTAAATAACTGGAGAGTTACAAAAACAACCTTAAGATTAGGTAGCAGAATTATTGGTAAATGTATGATGGGTTCAACTTCAAACGCATTAGATAAAGGAGGTAGAAACTTTAAAAAATTATATGATGGCTCAAATGTTACACAAAGAAATGCCAATGGACAGACTCGCTCAGGATTATATAGTTTGTTCATACCTATGGAATGGAACTACGAGGGATACATCGATTCTTATGGATTACCTGTATTCGATACCCCAAATAAGACAGTTACAGGTCCACATGGAGCCAATATTAGACTTGGAGTTGTCGAGTATTGGGAAAACGAAGTTGAAGGATTAAAAGATGATCAAGATGGATTAAATGAATTTTATAGACAATTTCCAAGAACTACTAAACATGCTTTTAGAGATGAGTCTAAAGAATCTTTATTTAATCTAACAAAGATATATCAACAAATAGATTATAATGAAGATGTTAAAAATTCTATAAGTATAGCTAAAGGAAATTTTCAATGGGAAGATGGTGAAAAAGATACTAATGTAATATTTATTCCAAATAATACAGGAAGATTTTTAGTTACTTGGGTTCCGCCTTTATACTTACAAAATAAAAGACATATCAAAAATGGAATATATTATCCTGGTAATGAACATTGTGGTGCTTTTGGATGTGATCCTTATGATATTTCGGGGACAGTTGACAAAAGAGGTTCAAATGGATCTTTACATGGTTTAACCAAGTTTAGTATGGAACAAGTCCCTCCAAATCATTTCTTTTTAGAATATATAGCTAGACCACAAACAGCTGAGATATTTTTTGAAGATGTTTTAATGGCTTGTATATTTTATGGAATGCCATTATTATGTGAAAACAATAAACCTAGACTTTTGTATTATTTTAAAAGAAGAGGTTATAGAGGATTTGCAATGAACAGACCTGATAAAAAAAGAAATAAATTATCAGTTACAGAAAGAGAAATAGGTGGTATACCTAATTCAAGTGAAGATATTAAACAAGCACATGCTGCAGCAATTGAAACTTATATAGAACATTTTGTTGGATTAAAGGAAAGAGGATATGGTGATATGTATTTTCAAAGAACTTTAGAAGACTGGGCACAATTTAATATAAATAATAGAACCACACACGATGCTTCTATTAGTTCGGGATTAGCACTTATGGCTTGTAACAAGCATAGATACTATCCAGTAAATAAAATTCAAAAAGAATCTGTAGAATTAGGTATAAAAAGATATGATAATAGAGGAAATACATCAAAAATTTTAAGTTAAATGAATATATATAGTAACACTAATAGTCCTTTTCCTAGTCAAGTAGTGAGTGATGCTGAAAAAGCAAGTTTGGAATATGGTGAGCAAGTTGGTCAAGCAATAGAGCAGGAGTGGTTTCGTCAAGGAAGAACTAATGGTAATAGATATTTAACTAATTGGAATAATTTTCACCAATTAAGACTATATGCTCGTGGTGAGCAATCTATACAAAAATATAAAGATGAATTAGCTATTAATGGTGACTTGTCTTATTTAAATTTAGATTGGAAACCAGTTCCTATATTATCTAAGTTTGTAGATATAGTAACTAATGGAATATCTCAAAAGACTTATGATATAAAAGCTTATGCTCAAGATCCTGAATCTATAAAGAAAAGAACTGAATATGCTTCAAAGATTTATGAAGATATGCTTTCACAAGAATATTTAGATGAATTAAAAAATATTTTAGGAATAAATTTATATCAAAGTCCTGCTATAGATATTATTCCGGAATCTAGAGATGAATTAGAATTACATATGCAGTTAAAATACAAACAATCTATAGAAATAGCTGAAGAAGAAGCTATATCAAGTGTTTTAGCACAAAATAAATATGATCTTATTAGAAGAAGATTAAATATGGATTTAACAGTATGTGGAATTGCTGCTGCTAAAACTAGTTTTAATACAGCTGAAGGAGTAACTGTGAAATATGTAGATCCATCTTATTTAGTTTATTCTTATACAGAAGATCCAAATTTTGAAGATATATATTATGTAGGAGAATTAAAAGCAATTACAATACCAGAACTTAAAAAAGAATTTCCAGATATTAGTAAAGAAGAACTAGAGCGTATACAAAAAATGCCTGGCAATAGATCTTATATTACTGGTTGGGGTGATTATGACGAAAATACTGTTCAAGTATTATACTTTGATTATAAAACATATTCTAATCAAGTATTTAAAATAAAACATACTGACCAGGGATTAGAAAAAGCTTTAGAAAAATCTGATACATTTAACCCACCAGATAGTGATAATTTTGAAAAAGTTTCAAGATCTATAGAAGTATTATATACTGGGGCAAAAGTATTAGGAACAAATACAATGTTAAAATGGGAATTGGCTGAAAACATGTCAAGACCAATGGCTGATACAACAAAAGTAAAAATGAATTATGCTATTTGTTCTCCTAGAATATACAAAGGTAGAATTGAATCTATAGTAAGTAAATGTATAGGGTTTGCTGATATGATTCAATTAACTCATTTAAAATTACAACAAGTAATTTCACGATTAGTTCCAGATGGTATTTATTTAGATATGGATGGGCTTGCAGAAGTTGATTTAGGTAATGGTACAAACTATAATCCAGCAGAAGCATTAAATATGTATTTTCAAACTGGTTCAATAGTTGGTAGATCTCTTACTCAAGAAGGAGATATGAATCCAGGCAAAGTACCTATTCAAGAACTTAACTCTTCCGCGGGTGGAGCAAAAATACAAAGTTTAATTCAAACATATCAATATTATTTACAAATGATAAGAGATGTGACCGGATTAAATGAAGCTAGAGATGGAAGTACACCAGACAGGAATACATTAGTAGGATTACAAAAAATTGCAGCCAACGCATCTAATGTAGCTACGAGACATATCGTGCAATCTAGTTTATATTTAACATTAAAATTAGCAGAAAATATAGGATTAAAAATAGCTGATGCTTTAGAGTTTCCATTAACCAAAGCATCGTTACAAAATTCTATATCTACTTTTAATATTAAAACATTAGAAGAAATTGTAAATCTTAATCTACATGATTTTGGTATATTCTTAGAATTAGAACCAGATGAAGAAGAACAAGCTCAATTAGAACAAAATATACAAGTTGCTTTACAAGCTCAAGGAATTGATTTAGAAGATGCTATTGATTTAAGACAAATTAAAAATCTTAAATTAGCTAATCAAATGCTTAAGATTAAACGTAAAGCTAAAAATGCCGAAGATCAAGCTAATCAACAAGCTAATATTCAAGCTCAAGCAGCAGCTCAAGCTGATACAGCAGAAAAAACAGCTATGGCCGAAGTACAAAAACAAGATGCAATATCTGAATCTAAAGTACAATATGAAAAAGCTAGAACTCAAATGGAAATTGAGAAATTACAAATACAAGCCCAACTTAAACAACAAGAAATGCAATTACAGCATCAATTTGATATGCAATTAAAAGGTATGGAAGTTGAAGCTATAAAGTCAAAAGAAAACGCGATTGAAGATCGTAAAGATAAACGTAGCAAAATGGAAGCTACACAGCAAAGTGAATTAATAAGTCAAAGACAAAACGACTCTATGCCTATTAATTTTGAAGAACAAGAAATACCCGCACCAGGAGCTATGGGACCAATGGGACCTCCATCTCCTGCTATGTAGGTTGTTAATTAATTTTATATTATTATATTATGTCAGAAACAAAAACAACTTCTCAAGAGGAAGTAAAACAAGAAGGTGACTTTAAAATAAAGTCAAAAAAGAAAACACCTAAAAATTTAGGTAAAACTGAAGATAACATTACTAAGATAAGGGTAAATCCAAGAGAACCTTTAATAGAGCTTCCAGACAATGTTATCAAAGTAGTGGTGCCAAAAGAAGAATTTAAACAAGAAGACGATGCCATTCAAATCGGAGAAACAAAGAAAGTACCTGTGGGCGAACCATCCGGAGATAGCACAAAGGTGGGAGAACCTGTACAAAAGTCCAACGAGACTACTGAAGGGTTTTCTCCAATCACCGA